TGCCCATGCTGCGGTGTTGGCGTTGAGGTTGATATTGATAGCGTTATGTCCGGTGCGCCGACCGGGAAAGCGCATCAAAACTGCTACAAGGCGGCGCTGGATATTGAAGCCGAGGCGCTGACATGACTACCGCTTTTCAGGGCAACGCCTTCCAGCCTAATGCGTTTCAAATCGCAGGCGGGGTCGCTGCCACTGAATTTGAGGCGACGATTGGATTCACGCAGGATAGCGACGGCGTATCTATCACTGCGGACTTCCCGGCAGAAACTGTCGGCGGCTGGCCGATTGCCTATGGCCTGAGCAAGTTACGCCAGCAAAAGAAGCGCGAAGAGGCCCGCCTTCGTGAACTTGAGGCAGAAGCGGAGGAATCGAACCGCCGCATTGCCCAGGTTAAAAACGAGGACGCCAAGCAAAAGGCAAAGGATCGCCTCCAAAAAATCATCACGCGGCAACTTGAACAAGAGCGAATCCTTGAGTTGCTGACTGCGGAAATCGCCCGCGAAATGCGGGAGGAAGAGGATGACGCAATCGCCCAAATCCTGATGGCGATGTGACCCGAAATCAGGTAAGATAGTAACCACACACTTGCGGGATAGCCGCAATGCAGGAGCCTATGAGCACCGAAACTGAACTGGTCCCCGGCGGCCAGCCTGAAGAGGCGAAAGCCGAGCCCGAGCAAAAGCTGGAAGTTGCTCCCCAGGATGAGCACGAAGAGGCCGATCAGTCGTCGCCCGAAGGTGAAGAACTCACCCCCGAGCAAAAGACGATCCGAAAACTCCAAAGGCGCATCGAACGACTGAGCGGGAAGGTAGGCGCGGCTGCCCGAGAGCGAGACATGCTCAAGGAACAGTTGTCCCAAATCCCGCGGGGCGAAGATTCCGAACAGCCTTCTGACGATATCGAAACCAAGGCGGAAGCCAAGGCACGCGAGATTCTGAGGACGCAGACGCTGAATGAAAAGGCGGCTGCTACGCTGAAGGCGGGCAAGAAGATTGAGGGTTTCAGCGAGGCGCTGGAAACTCTGCGGGAAGAAGTGGCGTTTACGGACGCGAAGGGTCGGGTAACACCGTTCTTCGAGGCTCTGTTGGATGCTGATACGCCTGCACGGGTTATCCACTACCTAGGCCAAAACCCTGATGAGGCTGCCGAGTTCGAGGGTCTGAGCCCGACGCAAATCGGGCGGCGACTCGCACGGCTTGAAACCAAGCTGGACGGGGAAGCCAAGGCAAAGACCAGTTCCGCACCTCCTCCATTGAAACCGGTGCGGGGCACGGCTCCAGATACAGGCGGTCTAGACGATCCGGGCCTCTCAGACGATGAGTGGATTCGGAGGCGTGAAAAGATGCTTAGGAGTCGTTGACACCTAGGAGCCAGAAATGGCAACGAACGCTTTTAAGACCCTCTCGGACGGCGACATTACCCGTGAAGCCCTCCGAATCCTGAAGAACAGCAACGGCATTCTCCGCAAGGTGAATCGCCAGTATGACGACCGTTTCGGTGCCACTGGCGCCAAGAACGGCGGCACGCTTCAGATTCGACTGCCGAACCGCTATGCGGTGACCACGGGCCGCACTGCGACCACAGGCGGTGAAAACACCAACGAACTGACCACGGCGCTCGTTGTAGGCACGCAGAAGCACGTCTCGATGGGCTTCTACTCGTCCGAACTGACCCTGAGCCTGGACGACTTCTCGTCGCGCTATCTGCGCCCCGCTATGGCTGTGCTGGCTTCGACCATCGCTGCCGATGTGGGCACCGCTTGCGCTTCGGGCTTCACCAACTATGTGGGCACTCCGGGCACGACTCCCTCGTCGTTCCTGACGTACTCGCAGGCCGGTGAGCGTCTGGACTGGCAGACTGCGCCGCGTGACGGCAATCGTGCGGTGGTGCTGAACCCGACCGCGATGGCTGCGACCGTGGACGCTCAGAAGGGTCTGTTCCACAGCGGCCCGCGTATCGCCGATCAGTACGAGTCCGGGGTGATGGAGGCCATGACCGGCTTCGACTTCATCATGGATCAGTCGCTGCCGACGATCACGCACGGCGCTGGCGCTTCGTACCAGACCAATACCCCGTCCTTCACCAGTGGTTCCACGACCCTGGCGGTGGACACGGGCACTGGTGCTCTGAGCGCTGGTCAGCAGTTCACCATTGCAGGCGTCAACGAAGTCAACCCGGACACCAAGGCGTCCACGGGTCAACTGAAGGTGTTTACCGTGGCTTCCGCTTACGCGGGCGGCGGCGGCAACATCTCGCTGTCCCAGGCCATCTACACCTCTGGCCCGTACCAGAACGTGTCGGCTGCGCCTCCGGATAACACCGCGCTGACGCTGATCGGCTCTGCCTCGACGGCTTATGTCCGCAATCTGGCTTTCCACCGTGATTCGATCGTTCTTGCGACCGCTGATCTGGAACTGCCGAAGGGCGTGGACATGGCCTACCGTGCGCAGATGGATGGCCTGTCGCTGCGCTTCGTGCGTCAGTACGACGCGACCACGGATAACTTCCTGGCTCGCTTCGACATCCTGTACGGCACGAAGGTGGTTCGTCCTGAGTGGGGCGTGACCGTTTACGGTTGATGACGCGGGGGGCTTCGGCCCCCCCCTTCCCACATCCTCTAGGAGAACCCAATGAGCACTCTCATCCCTCGCGGCAACATCCGAGCGATGTTCGCCGTTCAGGTGACTTTCAACCCGGCGTCGGTGGCTACGGCGACCACTGCCGAGCAGTCGCTGACCGTTACCGGCCTTGCGGTCGGGGATATGGTTTTCTGGCAAAAGCCGACCAACACTGCCGGTGTCGGCGTCGTGAACATGCGGGTTTCTGCGGCTAACACGCTGCAAGTGACCTTCGTGAACCCGACCGCTGGGGCGGTGGATGCTGCCTCCGAGACGTGGACCCTGCTGGTCATTCGTCCCGAGACTGTCACCCTGCCGTCTGTCGTCCCTGCGCTGTAAAAGGAGACGGGGCTTCGGCCCCGTAATCACATGGCTAAGTGCAAATCTACGCCTTTCAGCGCGACCGGAGCGGTGGCGACTGGTTCCGAAGTGGTCTATCACGGCTACACCGTCACCACGGCGACCGCGACGGCTGCAATCCTGATTCGCAAAACGGCTGCGGCCGGTGGGCAAATCGTGGACTCCATTCCGGCTTCGACCGCTGCGGGCACGACTAAATACCTGTCGGACGGCATTTCCTGTGAAGGCGGGCTGTATTTCGACCTGAACGGCGGGACCGGCACGGTCAACGTGCTGTATGAGTCGTGACCACGGCTAACGAGATCATCGCCGAGTCCCTCGGGGCTATCGGCATGCTCAACGCCGGGGAGACTGCCGCAGCAGAGGATGCGCTTCTCTGCCTGAATGTCCTTAACACGATGATCGATGCGTGGAATCTGCCGTCCCTGACGCAGTACACCACGCAGGACGCCACGGCAACGCTAGGCAGCGGGGTTAGCTCGCTGACCATCGGCCCGGCGCAGACCATCGCAGTGACCCGTCCGGGGCGGATTGAACTCGGGAGCTATGTTCGTTCGGAGGGTATTGACTACCCGATGATTGGCATGGATGAGGCCGAGTACAACCGAATCAGTCTAAAGAGCGTGAATGGTCACGTTCCGCGCTACTTCTTCTATGACGCCGGGGCCCTCACGGGGACGATCTATTATTGGCCCGTGCCGAATGTGGCGTGTGTCGTGCATCACCCCGTGGCAACGCAGTTTGAAGCGTTCGCTGATCTGGTGACTTCGTACAACTTCCCGCAGGGCTACAAGCGGGCTATGGTGTTCAATCTGGCGCTTGAGATTGCGCCGCACTTTGAGCAGCCCCCGGCCCCGTGGATTGAGAGCGCTGCCAAGAAGTCGCTTCGGCTGGTGAAGCGGGCGAATTACGCTGTGCCGCAGCTTGAAAACGGCGACTCGGAGCCCGGCATTCTTGAGGGCTTCTACTCTGGCTATACGACCTAATGGACTTCCCTTTCCTCGGTCCCGCATACCCTAGCCGATCAGCAAACTACAGTTCGCAGCGGCTGGTGAATATGTATTTGGAGGCCGGGAAAGGTAAGAGCCCGTGGGTGCTGATTGGCACGCCTGGGCTTACGGCTCCAGTGGTAACTCTTTCCGGTGGTGGCATCCGTGGCGCCATCCGCGTCAATGAGTCCGTGTCCGTGTGGGTGTGCGGCGAAAACGTCTATCGAGTAAATGACGACTTCACCACGTCAGTGATTGGGACGATCCCCAATGATGGCGAAGCCGTCACGATGGCCTATAACGGGTCGAATGTCGCTATCACGTCTGCCGGTAATCTGTACGGCGTGACGATCACCGGATCAAGTGCGACGCTGATTCGCGGCAATACGTCATCCGTTGACTTCCTTGATGGCTATTTCGTAATCACTGAGCAGGGAACGGGCCAGTTCTACGTCTCGGGTCAGTACACGACAACCATTGACGCGCTCGACTTTGCCACGGCAGAAGGCGCCCCGGATAACTTGGTCCGCGTGCTGGTGAACAACCGTGAAGCCATCCTCTTTGGGGTGGAGACGACCGAGGTTTGGTACAACGCGGGCTCTGCCGACTTCCCTCTGGCGCGGATTCAGGGCGCGTTCATTCAGGAAGGGTTGGCCGCCAAGAACTCCGCCGTTCGGTGCGGCGATACCGTCGCATGGCTCGGAGCCAATCAGGACGGCGACTCGAACGTCTGGACGATGCAAGGTTATCAGCCCCGGCAAATTTCCACCCCGGCCATTGCTTATGCCATTTCGCAGTGGGCGGACAAGTCGGATGCCTGGGCGTTTTTCTACAAGCAAGAAGGCCATGCCTTCTACGTGCTTTCCTCTCCGTCTGCCAATGAGACATGGGCCTATGACTTCTCGACCGGGGAGTGGCACCAGCGGGCGTATCTCAATGACTCGGGCGTTCTAGAGCGTATCCGAGTGAATACACACGTTCACTTTGCGGGTCGCTCGCTGGTGGGCGATTGGGAGACTGGCGAAATCTACGAATACGACCTGGACACCTACTCTGACAACGGCGACCCTATCCAGCGGGTGAGGACTTGCGGCACAAATCAGAATGATCTGGTTCGGATGCGCAATCGGTCTTTCAGGCTGGATATGGACACCGGGGTAGGTCTGTCTACTGGTCAGGGCTCCGACCCGCAAGCAATGCTGCGCTTCTCGAAGGACGGCGGCAAAACTTGGTCAAATCAGCTTTGGCGCTCGCTTGGTTTGATCGGTGAGTACAACCGCCGCGCTCGATGGATGCGTGTCGGCGGTGGTGAACGTGAGGTGTACGAACTCATCATCACCGACCCGGTGAAGGTCTGCATCACGGGGGCTACGCTGTCGTGAGTAACGAAGTCCAGTTCCCGCACAACTCCGTGAGGCTGTTCGACTCAGAAGGCCGAATGACTCGGGAGGGACTGCGGTTCTTCTTTGCTTTGTGGGAGCGCACCGGGGGTGGAAATGGCAATGTTGACGTGTCGATTATTGACAGCGGCACCGGAGC